TATTAAGGCAGACCATTGAAATGTTTAGACCTCCTTAATTATTTCATGATACTAAAGATTTGAAAAAAACTCTCTAATCTCTGAATCCTTTATAAAATCCTCTAAAACCATATTTGTCTTTTTCAGCGGCGAATTCTTAACGCCGCGCAACTGTGTTTTATCAAATGTGTTATCCCCGTGACTGATTACCAGCATGACCTTCATAGGATCCAGTTGAATTAGAGGGTTTTTATATTCCTCTAAAAATGATTTCTCTTCAGCAAAGGCAACTGCCTCATCATATCGGCGCGTTAGAGCGTAGCGCTTTCTCCAGGCCATAGTGCCATTAGTAGCATGTAGAGGAAAATACGGACCAACACTGTAGATTTCCTTCGTATCTGTGAAAAACATGTAAATATGGCTTGATCCAGCCAGATCTACTTGAGGATGTTTCTGTAGTGCTGTTACTGCTGCTGAAACGCGATTCGGAAAATAAAAGTCGTCATCATCCATGGCGACCAGTATATCCCCCTTGGCCTCCTGGTTCAGACGATTGCGTTTTTCACCAATCGTCATCTTATCTTCGCTGTAAATATAGGTGAACTTTGGAAGTCTAGTCCTCTCTAGGTCTAGTAAATCCCCAATAGGTTCCTGGCCGTCATCGTATACGATCCATTCCATGCGATCTCTAGGATATGTCTGCTGCTGAACCATTTTTATCAGGGAAGGAATGAAACGTCGGCGATTATAGGTCGGCGTTACAATACTTACGAAGGGGAGCATTCTAATTAAAGAATGGTCTCGGGGTTTAGACACTAGATCCCTTTTTTGGAGTTGATGGCGGAGTAGGTGGAGGAGTTGGAGGGGGAGTTGGAGGTTTAGGGGCAGGAGTGGGTTTAGATGCTACAGGTGCTGCTACAGGTGCTGCTACAGGTGCCGCTACGGGCGCTGCTACAGGTGCTGCTACAGGCGCTGCTACAGGCGCTGCTACAGGCGCTGCTACAGGTGCCGCTGCTACCGCCGCACCCGCTACTGCCGCACCCGCTGCTATCACTGTTGCAGCGATCTTCAAACTGTTATTATACCCTTCCGTATATAAACGTAATACATCATTCTGCGCCGCCAAACTATTGGCATCCTCCTTATAGCAGTAAGGACCTATAAGGATCCTCTCGGCCCAACCAACCGGTTCATAGACTTTAAGAGGTATGAATGTATAATCCAGAACTTTTATTCCATAATAATATTTTCTTATCAGCGCCTTCGGTATAACAATAAAAAACAGTAGAGCCCCGTAAAAAAAACTAAGTATACGCATCGGTATACTATATCCAATTGCCTCATTTGCAGCGATTTTTCCACCAAATAATGCCAATCCTATAATTATCAAAGTTATACTTGTGCTAATAATTGTCTTGGATACTTTACGTGCAAATTCAGAAGGACTACTAAATTTGCTCCTGGCCTCTAAAGCAGCCGCTTCTTTCTGCTGAATAGTCTGTGCTTCTGCCGCCTCTTTTGTTGCTCTCTTTATGGCAGCATCTCTATCAGCCACAGCCTTATCCTGCTCAGCCTGTGCCGCTTGCTGCTTTGCATAGTCATCCGCATCGGGATCTGAAAGTGCCTTAGATATCTCATATTGTATTTTGTTAAACGCAAGGGTTAATGTATTCCCCATCTATCTTATACAGCATTTTTGATTCATTTTAATCTATCGCGCTAAATTAGGTGAATGGACTATTCCGTCGTAGTCCCTTCGTATAAAAGAGCCGAAGGGTGTCGCGACAAAACGCTTGCCGTATTACATAAATATAAGATTCCTAAGGACCGCATTTTCGTAGTAGTGGCCGATAAAGAGCAGAAAGCCGAGTATGAGGCAGTCTTAGATCCAAAGACATATGCTAAGATTCTGGTCGGTGTGCCAGGACTTCCGCAAGTGAGAAACTGGATATTTGATCACTTTCCGAAAGGTAAGCCTATAGTATCATGCGATGACGATATTTCTGGATTTATAGAATATACGACAACTGTAAAACGCCATGAACGACCACTCCGGAGTCTCAAAGGAGTCATTGAACGCGGATTCTCAGAATGTAAAAAGGCCGACTGCCGATTCTGGGGCGTATATCCAAGTGCCAACGGATTCTTTATGAAACCGACTGTGTCTACAGATCTTAAATTCTGCGTAGGACCATTCTGGGGCTGCCTGAATCCTGGTAAAGAAGTGCGCATAGATATCGGCCAGGGTGAAAAAGAAGATTATCAGCGGACCATACAGTTTTTCAAGGCGGATGGTGCGGTAGTGCGTCTAAACTTCGTGGCTCCCAAGACTGCCGTTTATAAGACACCCGGTGGACTACAATTCGGTAATCGCCTGAAGCGTGAACATCAAACCATTAAAAAGATGATGAAGAAATACCCTGGTTGGATTAAACTGAATCCGACCAGGAAATCTAAGATGCCAGAAATTAGGCTGATGAATCCTGAAAAAACTGCTAAGAATATTACAAGAAAGAAGCGAGATTAAGTGGCGTATTTCATTCCGCCCATACCCCCTTCTACTACGAAGAAATTCAGACTCTCCACGTAGACTGAATAATTATATAGATAGTTTGTGCCAGTAGCCAAGGGCCACATATCAATATCCAATTGAAACTTTCGCACTCTGCTGGTATTCAAGGTCCCACTCGGCTTGGTCCACTTGGATGTATCTAGGGCGAATGAATATATGGCTAATCCTGGTGGAAATACTCCTGTAGCGTATCTCCACGATGACAGCTCATTAAAATATTGTAACGGCTTGATTTCCTGGATCTCATTGCCATCGCATACAACACGCATCTGCCGTATTATATCACGCTGAATACCTACACCATTCAATCCCGAAGAACCGCCAGTCGGTATTTGTGATCTGGTAGGAACAAATGGTGCCATAGGATACTGCCACCAGTTCGTGTAATTTGTCCACGAATTCTGATAACTAGTAGAATCACTACGTCTTGGTATAATAATCAAACGTGGCACAGGGTTATGCGTATATAATTCAAATAGTTGTCTAGAACTTACACCGGGGAAGGGATACTGAGTTACCTGTCTGACAATATAACTAAGAGGCTTTGTGGCAAATGTCTGACGTTCATCATCCGTTAAAAACGCCTGCGTAGACTGTAGTCTAGGATTCAAAGGCCATGTATTCAGTTTAGGGGTTGCATAGCCAACATCAGTCAAATAGTCACGAATATATGTTCCAGTCTGCTCAACGAGTGGCGTATATAAAATATTACCCGACTCGCGCTGACTTACAGTATTCAAAGGTGACACTTGAAAGCCTGGGCGCACACGATTACCATTCAAATCCAGAATCGTATATAAGTCTTGAATGGGTCTCAAAGTTAGTTGAACGGTGCACTCATGATACTGTAGCGCTATGAGCGGCAAAGCCAGACTAGGGTGCTGCGTAAACCACAGAGGGAGTGGTATCGTTATATCACGGCCTTGAATAGACGGAAAGTTATTCTGCGGCCCCGTAACGGTGGGGTCTGGAAATACATTTGGGTATAGACCACCAGTTCTCTTTGTCTGCGAACCAACAATGCCGGAGTATTCACCATTTGCCGGATCATATAAGTCTGGCACATCGCCAACAAGTGTTTGCCACTTCCTAAACTGCGTTTCATCCTGGTCAGTAAAAGATGATGCTATTATATAGTCACTGTCGAATTGCTGAACTAGTGTGCCACCCACAAAAAAGGATACATCCTGAATGATTTGTGCGCCAATATACCGGACCCATTGGAACTCAAACTGCGATGTCCTAGTAGCAGGGCTCACGTATTTACTGTATATGTCAGGCAGACTAAATGTAAAATACAGGTCCATCATCAAGTCTCCCACACGCTTAATGATTGCCTTAATCTGAATAGGCTGATCATAAAAAAGTTCCTGGGGGCCATCCAGAGGTATCGTGACTGACTCAAAGGCAAAGTGGCTATATTTTTTCATAATCGTGTAGAAATAGGTGAAATCCGGATTTCCACTCAGAATTACATTTTGCGAGCCGTAGGCCACCAATATATATAATCCGCCACCCGCCATGACAACTCTTCTTGTTACTGTGAAACAAGATGAGTTCGCATTTTAGACGGGTTAATTTATTATATCTTGGTGCCATTCATAGTCCACCATGTGTCGGATAGGTAAGGCGTAATAGACATAGAGTTGCCGCCAATGACATTCGGAGACGGCCCGAGGTTCATTAGTGCCTGGATCTCGCTGTATGTCAGGGCATAACTGTAATAAAAGACGCGGCTTACCATACCT